ACTGCTGGTGCAAATGACAGAGCTTTTAAAGAACTGCGAAGAGAACGCGACAATCTACTGCACGACACAGATTGGTGGGCTTCAAATGATCTAAGTATAACTGAAGAACAGGCCGCCTACCGCCAAGCCTTGCGCGATCTTCCCGCCAACACTGCTGACCCAGCTAATCCAACTTGGCCTACGGTACCGGGAGACTAAGATATGAGTACCTTAAAGGCGGATACCCTCACAGCTTCAACTACTAACGGCACTGTTACTATCCAGGGCAATGGTACAGGGACAGTGGCGATTGGAGACGATACCGCCGTCACTGGAAATTTAACCGCAACTGGTACAGTAGAACCTGCGGGAGACACCTCTTCGGGTGACAATGCGGCAATTGGTTACACGGCAACAGAAGGGTTAATTTTAACGGGCCAGGGAAGTACCAACGATATAACGATTAAGAACGATGCTGATGGTGATGTGCTTACGGTCCCCACTGGTGCAACAGGTGTCGTTCTTGGTGGTTCTTTAACCTTGGGAGGTGCGATTGCTGGCGCAGACAATCAAGTAGGTCGCGTTAATCTTATAGATTATGGCGAAGTAACCAACGCAATTGGCGGTACGGGCGGTGGTACTCAGGATATTGATCTTACCCTAGGCAATAATGTTGTAGCTACTGTTGATACAAGTACCAATACTTTTACTTTTAGCAACCCCACTGCTAGTGATGAATTGTGTGGCTTCACTCTCTTCCTAACAAACGGAGGATCACAAACCGTGGCTTGGCCTGGCACTGTTGATTGGGCATCGGCAACTGCACCAACTTTAACTACTAGTGGTTTAGACATTCTTGTTTTCATAACAACGGATGGTGGCACAATTTGGCATGGTATGGTTGCCAGTGCGGATAGTAAATAATGCCTAATACTAAACGAGTAATGATGGGGGCGGCTGGTGTTCCCACAGGGCCGGGCGCTGGAAGTTTATTTGGTTGGGGTAAAGGCGACAACGGAGTGCTCGCTCAAAACATTGCTTACACAGGCGCATCATCTCCTGTTCAAATAGGCGCTCTTACAAATTGGGCAAAAGTTAGTGCTAGTAGGTCAGCATTAGCCGTTAAAACGGATGGTACACTTTGGTCATGGGGCGTAGGTAGTTTTGGACAACTTGGACTCGGAACATCAGGTATTAATGGGTCTTCTCCAGTTCAGGTCGGCTCACTTACAACTTGGTCTAAACCCTATAAGACTAGTCATAATGGGTTTGTTATAAAAACTGATGGCACCCTCTGGGGGTGGGGATACGACGGGAAAGGTAATATGGGAGTTAACACAACAGGTGTTCATGTGTCATCTCCTGTACAAATCGGCAGCGTGGACACTTGGGCTTCTTTTACGAAGATGGGTACATCAGAAGCTCATGGAGGAATACTGACCAGTGGGAAACTATATACATGGGGGAGAAATGAGCAGGGCGGTTTGGGTCATGGAGATAAAATCAATAAGTCTGTTCCAACTCAAGTAGGTTCACTTACAAATTGGGCTTCTTTATCTATGAACACCAGCGCAACCGGGGCGGTAAAAACAGACGGCACTCTTTGGACATGGGGGGGTGAAAATTTGGGAGCATTGGGCCATAACGTCGTAATCAGCAAATCATCTCCCGTTCAAGTTGGAAGTCTTACAAATTGGGCAAAAATCTCTATGGGGTCAAACCACACTGTAGCGGTAAAAACAGACGGCACTCTTTGGACATGGGGTTTTGGTAATTATGGATTGGGAGGACAAGGAACAACAGATACTCATACGTCATCTCCTATTCAAGTTGGAAGTCTTACCACTTGGTCTGATGCACAAGCCTTTACAAACTGGACGTTGGCGAGAAAAACGGATGGAACCCTGTGGTCTTGGGGACAGGGCGCACATGGCCGTCTTGGTCTTGGCGATACCATCAATGTAAGTTCTCCGACACAAGTAGGTACTGGAACATACTGGTCTTCTAATTTCTCGGGTCGATACGTTGCTATGGTGATAACAGAGTGATATTTTTAGCTTCACTACCTCGTAGCGGATCAACGCTTTTAACTTCGCTCTTGAACCAGCGACCAGATGTCTATGCCAGCCCTACAAGTAATCTGTGTGATACGATGGGTGCTGCCGTACAAATGTGGGAGCAGAATCCGACTACCAAGGCCAGTGGCGGGAAAGAAGACGACATCATCCGTATTTTGCAAGGTATTCAAAGTAACCGATACGACACAGACAAACTGGTGTTCGACAAGAGTAGAGGTTGGCCCGCACCACAGATAATGAAAACCATGATGAAGGTGCAGGGTGATGTTAAAATTGTAGCCACCGTGCGCCCTGTCGTTGAGTGCTTGGCGTCATTTGCTAAATTGATGAAGCCGGATAACATTGCAGAGTTCTGCAAACGTGGAGAGTTGGCCCAACACTTATTTAATTCTTATACCGCCTTGCAGACTGGCTATAAGGAGTATCCCGATAACTTTCTATTTATAGAGTACGATGATCTTATGGATAATCCTCAAGTTCACTTAAATCGTATTGCTGAGTTTGTCGGACTTGATTCCTTTGTTTATGATTTCCACAATATTAAAGACAGTAAAGAAGTAGACGAGGTTTGGGGTATTAAAAACCTTCATAAGGTTCGTGGGAAAATCAGCAAACGCCGGTACTCAGCCAAACATATTCTTGGCCAAGCTCTTTGGAACTTTTATCAAGGTGGTGAGTTCTGGAATGATAAACCAGAACCAAAGAAAGAGAAGATGCCGATAACGTATCAGCATGATGCTCTTATGGCTGGAGACTTTGAGAAATCCAAACGCCTAGCTTATTTGAACCTCTCCCATTATCCAGATGATAGTGATATTTGTTTCAATGCTGGCTGGGCAAAACTAAGTGATGATGAGGTGGAAGAAGGGTACTTTCTGCTAGATAAAGGAAGAGAAACTCTTGTATGGGGCGATCCCCCTTGTGGTTCTACTAAACCTCTTTGGGATGGAGAAGAAAATGCAACAGTTCTGTTACGTTTAGAACGTGGTCTAGGGGATCAAATACATCAAGTTCGATATGCTAAGGATTTAAAGAAACTAGGATGCACGGTAATTGTTTCATGCCAACAGGCTTTAGCGGAGATACTACGCTATGCTGAAGGGGTGGATGTTGTAGTACAGCATGAAGCAGCTTGTGGTGTGTTACATGATTTTTACTTACCTGCTATGTCAGCACCTATTCAACTTGGCTACCAAAGTTCAGCAGATATTGATGGTTCTCCTTATATTTCTATGTCAGCAGATACAGTGCCGCATCGTGTAGGATTGCGTTGGAGTGGTTTACCTGCTTATGAACATCAAACTAAGCGTTTGTTTCCCCATGAATTGTTATTTAATACTATGAAAAATAGAGCATACTGTATTAACTTACAAAGAGATGAGGGAGAAGAATATTGCCCAGACTGGGTAGAGAAAGTAGATTTATCAACGTGGACAGCAACAGCAGCAGCAATATCTAGCTGTGAGATGGTTGTAACTTCCTGTACTGCTATTGCTCATCTTGCAGGGGCTATGGGAGTGCCAACAATGATAATCGTTCCTGTAGTACCTTATTATTTATGGACTTTACCCGGCATAGCTACTCCGTACTATAATAGTGTCACATTATTGAGACAAACTGATCCTGATGATTGGCTTGCGCCGTTTAAACAATTAGCGGAAATGGTGGTACTTCGTGAAGCAGCTTGACATAATTATACGCACTTATGATGGGGATAGTGTACATCCTAGAAGGTTTGACAAGCCTAAGAAGGATATTGTCTGGCGCTGTGTTCATTCACTTTGTACTGCTATCAAAGCACTACCAAAACAACCTAGATTAACTATACTGGATGATCATTCTACTACCAAGACAGTACAATTTCTGCGTGATGAAACCGCTTTCCTTGGAAAGAACGTAACGATCCAGACGCTAGAAGGTACAGGTAATAATGCTAGTATGTTACAGGCTCTTACATTAGCAAAGGAAAGCACTGCCGATTTAGTTTATGTAATCGAGGATGATTATCTACATTATCCAAATGCCCTAACAGTGGCTCTAGATACATGGGAAAAATTCAGGCCGCGTTGCACTCTTCCTTTCATGGCTATGACGCTCGTTGATTGTCCTTCCAATTATGTAGACGAACCAGAAGATCGTAGGGGTTTGCCTAATAACGATAGAGGCGATGGTTCTACTGGTATGATCGTCGGTGGTACAGATCGTCCTTGGAGAACCATAGGTCACACAGGGGTTACTTTCTTACTGGAAAAAGGCATCTTGCAAAATTATTGGCAACCATTCAACGAGATAGCTAGATACTGGCCGTATCTTGAGGAGCGTTGCACATTTAATAAATTATGGAATACAAAAGTTGGACTATTTGGACCACTAGTTCCGTTGTCGTACCATTTGTGGGAAAATCATCCCTTCTACCCAGTAGACGATCTGTGGGAAGATAATAACTGTAACTGCAATCAGTTACTGGCAGCATAGGAGAAATTAAAATGTTATATGCACACGTTGAAGATGGAGTCGTAACTTATCGGGGAACGCTTCCTAAAACTTGGCGCAATATCTCTGGCTTGAACTTGTCGGAGGGCGATGATGACTATCTGAAAACATTAGGATGGGTTCCTTATGTGGAAGTTTCTGTAGAGTTTGGTGCGGATGAAACGCCTGATGGTGAAGATACAGCGATAACTGAAACTAAAGTTACTGCAACAGCCAAAAAACGTGCCATGACAGATGATGAAAAAACTGCCCGGACTAACGGGGAGGCCTTACAGGAGATTAACCGTCTTGAAGAGCTAGAAACCCCCCAGCGATTAGCTGAAGCGCTTCCTGATGACAGCGGTGGATCAGCAGATGGTCGAGCATGGTTCAAAGCTAACCGTGCAAAAATTGCTGTAGAACGGGCTAAGTTGAAATAGTATATTTGGATTAAACGAAACAATTACACCCTCGCTCGGAGAACCAATTGAAAGGCAAAAACATGAATAAATTTATTGTATCTATGGTACTAATTATTTCTATGTGTGTAGCAAGCCAAGGCTTTGCTAACCCTAAAAAAAGTGGGGTTGTTCCTGAACAAGAACACCTTGAAATGTTGTACCCTACTGTTCTTGTAAGGTTAACCAATGGTTCTGGGTCTGGAACTGTTATCTATTCTGAACAAAATGAAGAGTTTGATTATGAGAGCTATGTTCTAACCAATTGGCATGTAGTTCAAAACTATGTAAAATTGAACAAAGTCTGGAACTCTGAGAAAAAAGAACATATAGAGACAGAGAATAGACGTCCTGTAAACATTGATTTATGGGAGTACAACAATTTTAGCATAGCGGTAGGAACTATAGGTAGGATTGCTAACATTGTAGCTTATGATAAAAGTAGGGACTTGGCTTTGCTACAGGTAGAAGATACTGAACGTCAGATGCCTCATGTAGCTAAACTATATCCAGAAGATAAAGATGATGGCCCTTGGATTTTTCAAACAGTCTATGCTGTTGGCGCAGGGTTAGGTAAGCCCCCTTTTCCGACTATGGGATTACTATCTGGTTATGGAAAAGATATACATGGTAATGACCTGTATTTAGCAAGTGCACCTATAATTTTCGGCAACTCAGGAGGTGCTTTGTATGTATATAGTCCTCGTAGAGAATATGAGCTTATAGGAGTTCCAAGTATGGTATCTGCTTATGGTTGGGGAAATGTAGTTACACACATGGCTTGGTCTAGGCCAATATCGGAAATTCGTATTTTTCTAAGGGACGCTGGTTATGGCGTAAAAATCTTAGGGGATGAGCCAGAACAAGAAGAGGAAGAAGAAACTAAAGAATAAAAAGCACTTGGAGAACATGCTAAGGAAAACATAATATGTCTGAACAAGAAATAAATACACAAACTTATATTACTGTATTGATGGAACAAAGAAATGAAGCACTTAATAAGCTTGCTAGTTATATGGCTGTAACTAAAGAACTTGAAAAAAAAGTAAAGGAAATTCAAAGTTCTGATGAAGCTAATGATAAACAGGACGTAGAATAAAGGAATAACTAATATGGTAGGGTATAATCAAAACATGCTAGAGCAAAAAGCAAGGGAACATGGTTTTCAAGGAGATATGAAAGACTTTCCTAAATACCTAGAACAAAATCAAAATGTAGCACGACAGTATTTTGCCCAGCAGAACTCGGACATGTACCAACAGGAGAATATACCACAATTTCAAACTGGGGGTATGGTTTCTCCAGCAGTTGTTTATCCTCCGGGTGTAGAAAATCCGTACCAGCAATCACCATATTTATCACAACCCGATCCACCAGCAGATGTACTTGCAAGTGGTAATTGGAAACAATGGATAACAGAAAATTGGGTTCCTAATCCTAACTATACACCGGGGGCATCACCTGCTATTCAACCAACACCAACAGTAGGTGCACCAACAGTAGGTGATACTCCTACAATTCCTAATATAGGTGAAATTAGTACACAAAGACTTTTAACTCCTGCACTTCCTTATGGTACACAATTTCAAGCTGCTTTAACTCCCTTTGAACAAGCACAAAATATTGGTGCAACTACAGGACAGGTAACTGCAGATTTAACCATTGATCAAGCTGCTCAAGTTCCTATAGGACAAACTGCAGTACCTACACCTACAGAAGCTGCTGAAGTAGCGGCAGCAGCAGCTTCACCTGCTGTACAACAAGCTGCTATACAGGCAGCACAAATAGGTGCTCCTACGCAAACCGTAGAAGCTGCTCAACAGGCTCAAACACAAGTAGCTAATTTACAAGCTGCTCAACAAGCACAGGCTGCTCAAATTCAAGCTCCTGCTGACAGAGCACTACAAGCTACAGAACAAATTTCTGGTCCTGCACAACAGGCTGTTGAAGCAGCCGCTTTTGTAGAACCTGCTTTAGTAGCTTCTCAAGCTAATCCAAGTACAGCAGCTACTGTACAGGGACAACTTGCAATATTGTCTGAACAATTTGTACAAGGAGAAGTACCATTTTGGGCTGCTGGTGCAGTACGTGCAGCTACACAGAAACTTGAAGCAAGAGGCTTGGGTGCAAGTAGCATGACAGCACAAGCAATTGTTCAAGCTTCTTTTGAAGCTGCTCTTCCTATAGCACAAGCAGACGCAAAAACTGTAGCTGCTTTTGAAGCACAGAATTTAACAAACAGACAACAGACAGCAATGTTGACAGGTCAATATAGAGCACAGTTTTTAAATCAAGAATTTGATCAAGCCTTTCAAACTCGTGTAAGAAATGCAGCTACTGTATCAGACATTGCAAATAGAAACTTTACTGCAGAGCAACAGATTGCTTTAGAAAATTCAAAGCTAACACAGACAGTAGATTTAACAAATTTAAATAATCAACAAGCTCTTGTAATGGCAA